TGACTGGAAGCACGCATTAGAAGATGTCCCCTACGCACTAGAATCAAGGTATGAACTCAAGCGCAAACTCTTCAGAGCAGTTGCAAACGTTAATATTCTTGAAGGTATTCGCTTTTACGTCAGTTTCGCTTGCAGTTTTGCGTTTGGCGAACTCAAACTTATGGAGGGAAGCGCAAAGATCATCTCTCTGATTGCTCGTGATGAGAATCAGCATCTTGCTATTACTCAGAATATCCTAAATAAATGGAAACAGGGAGATGACCCAGAGATGGCAGCAATTGCCAAGGAAGAAGAGGGATGGTTGATTAGCACATTTGAAAACTGTGTCAATCAAGAGAAACTCTGGGCGGAATATCTTTTCAAAGATGGATCGATGATTGGACTCAACGACAAACTGTTACAGCAGTATGTTGAATGGGTTGCTAATCGTCGTATGAAAGCGATTGGATTGAAACCAATCTATGACATCCCAGCAAAGAACAATCCCCTGCCTTGGACGGAACATTGGATTTCTTCTAAGGGTCTCCAAGTTGCTCCTCAGGAAACTGAGGTTGAATCGTACATTGTCGGAGGTATCAAACAAGATGTCAAAAAAGACACGTTCTCAGGATTCCAACTTTAGACAAATATGGAGTGAGATGGACGATATTGATCCACTCACTCCTACTCCTGCCCAGCGGGAAGTTGAGAGAGAAGATTCTTTAGCAGCATATCGAGAGGCAGCTGCATCAGATGCCTTTCTATTTGGCGATTATGATGCATACGCAGCATACATGAGAGAGGACTAAGGTCCTCTCTTTTTTTATAAATATCCTTATAGGAATAGTGTCGTCGTCAGATGAAGTCGTTTAAAAATTTTATAACTGAGAAAAAAGCGAAGAACTTCGGCACCAAAGGTGGTGATGGTGGTATTAAAGGAACACGTATCACTCCAGAGGATAGAAGCAGAGCGAGTGCTAATAAGCAAGATCCTAGCCGTGCTCAGTCTGGTGGTAAACCCAAAACTTTTACTACACAACCAGGTATTTCATATACAACTAATGCTCCTAGTGGAACTGTTCTTGGTGGAAAAACACCAGAACAAGCAGATCAAGAACTAACTACGAAACAAAAACAAAGAGGAACTCAACCATCTTCTGCCAAAACTCAACGTGATATAAAAGGTTTTGGTAAAGGCATACAAACAACTGATGAGACTAAAACTCGTGGTAGAACCGCATCACCATCTAAACCTTATGGCGATACTGCGAAATCGGGTGATCTTGGATCATTTATTAGAGGTGAGCAGGGTAAGGGAAGACCAGTTTCTGACACCTTGCAAGACGTTGCTGGTCGTAAGGGAGGGGGATATGATTTTCCAAAAGATGCTGGTACTGAAAAACCAAAACCAACTAAACCAGGTTCCTACGTAGTTCAAGGCAAAGGTAGAAGAGCAACCAGAATTGATGGTGCTGCTAAGGGTCAGGCGGCAAAACCCACTGGATCTTTGAGATCTGGAAATTTATCTTTTCCTGGAGATAGAAGTGGTGCTTATGCTACTGCGAAGGCAAAGGTTAAAGATGCTCCTCTAAGTCGCAGGGGTATGAGAGCACCTGGAGGAGTCTCTAGTGCTAAACCAGCACCTGCTAAACCAGCATCTACAGCAAAACCAGCACCTGCTAAACCAGCACCTGTAAAACAGTCAGAAGTCTCTAAGACAATTAAGAAACGTCTTCTCTCTTTGAAAAGTGCTAGAGAGGCTAGACCTACTAGAGCAAAATTTGCACAGTTTCGTTTAGGTCAAGAAAAGGGGTATATTGGCAAAACTGGAGCACCAACACCTCAGGGTATTCAAACATATACTACCAGAAGAGCAACTAGAGGAATCGGTGATAAAAATTATAATCCTGCTAAGCGCGGTATATCAGATCCAAGAGCAGCAGCAAAATCTGTTGATGATATTGTAAAGAGAGCTGCTAGTGGTGAGAAGTTCGCAAGAAGTCAAGTCAGAAAGTCCTACAAGGCTATGACTAGTAACTATAAGGATATTGTTCCATCTGCTAAGAGAACTCAAGCAGGTATGGTGTCTTTATTTAAGACTCAACCACAACAGCAGCAACAACCTAACTTTCAATCATCAAAACCATCAACACCATCCAAACCATCAACACCATCTAAACCAACAGCATCCAAGGGTGGTGGAGCGAGCACTGGTGGATCTCGTGGTGGCGCTGCTGTCCTGACACCTCCCAAGCCTCCTAAGACTGTAACCAAGATTGCAGCACCTCCAACTCCAAAAACTCAAACACCCAAACCACCAACGGGTCCAAAAGTAACCAGTAATACTGGTGGAAAACTTGCGGATACAATAGCTCCTAATATTATACAAAAACTTAGAAACCCTAAAACTACTCCAAAACCTCAAACTCCAAAACCTCAAACTCCAAAACCTCAAACTCCAAAACCTCAAACTCCAAAACCAACAAGTCAGGGACAAACTGCAACCTTTGGTGATATAAGAAGAGATAGTGCGTTCCAAACTGGTCGTAAAGGATCTTATACTTACAAACCAGCAGTCGGAACAGCAGCTAAGGTCAAGAGTGCTTTAGGTAGAACTGCCCGTGGCGCTGGTCGTGTTCTTGGTCCTGCTGCTGCTATTGCAGACGTTGGACTCACCTATAAGGACGCCAGAGACGCTGGATACACTAAGGGTCAATCCGTCAAGAGAACCGCCGCACAGGTCGGTTCAGGGTCTGCTGGTGGATGGGCAGGTGCTAAGGCAGGTGCCCTTACTGGAGCAAAAATTGGTGCATTCTTAGGTCCTAAGGGTGCTGCTATTGGTGCTGGTATCGGTGGTATTGTCGGTGGTATTGGTGGTTATATGGCTGGTAGAGGACTTGCTACTAAGGTTCTGAATCAGACCATGAAACCTAAGGAGTACAGACCTAAAGTGAATCAACAGCAGGTTCAGAACACTGCCAATAATATTAAGAATAAACCTACTACACCTACGCTTGCTCCTAAAGTTAATCCAACAACTGGACAACGTTATGTTGATGATAAAACTATAAAGAAATTTGGATTGAAGACTGCAGCAGAACTGAACAAAGTAAAGAAACCAAAACCAACGACAAAGAATCTTTCTATTCCATTGAACGCTTCTTTCAGTCCACTGGAAGAATATATCCTTGAGACCTCTGATGCTATGCTGAAGAGTGGTTATAGTATTGATGAGACTGTTGATTTTTGGACCATTGAAGATGAAGATCTTGTTGAAAAAGTACTTTCTTCATTGACTCTTACTGAAAGCGTTTCTTTTGATGATGACTTATATGTTGTTTGTGAGAGAGTTGGAGCACTTAAATCCCTTGGTTCTTGGGCGTTAAGACAAGCAGGTAAGTTAAAGGGTGCTTTCAGTAGAGGTGGCGGTTCAACAGTAAATGTTACTCGCAGCCAAACTAGAGGTGGAATATTTAATACTGGTATCTTGAAAAAATGGTTCAAACCAAAAGTTCAAGTAACTGGTAGAGGTATTCAAAAACCACCAAAAAAACTTGGAAGGGCAGGTAAAATTGGTGCTCTCGGATTACTGGGTCTTGGAACTGGAATTGCTGTAAAGAATATTCTTGATGCAGAAAAGGCTGCTAAAGACGCAGCAAATCAAAGTCCTTTTGAAATTGATCCCACTAGAAAACCTAAGGAAGGACCAAATCCAAACACTCCTACTGCACAGGGTTGGTGGAAAAAGTTACACCACAACAAACCAGTAGTACAAATTCCATATAAGAGACCAGATGATCCAACACGTCCTGACCGCTAACGTGTAACCGCTCTCTTAACTTGAATGGTCCCTTCAACGACTCTCGTTTTTTCGTTGTTGGGATCGTTTAGTATAACGTCGTAAAAATATTTTCCTGCTTTCAATAAGGCAGTATTTGCCCTAGTCATTTGAATTTCTACTCTGCCACCTCTTCGATCACTACCAAAGTCGATCGTAAAAGTTCCTGCTTCTGTAGAAGTCTCATATCTTCTCATCTTACAACATGCTGTATATCCAGTCAGATTCAGTGGGGAGTTTGACTGATTATCTTCAAATACAAATGTTTGGGTAAAGTCGCAACCTGTATGCATCAACAAGTTTACGATAAAAGTTGGTTGTGCCATGTTTAGGGACAGTTAGTAGAAAATCCTGCTCTTACATTCACAGTTCCTTCAAGAACAATTAATTTATCACCATTTGGTCTTGTTGCTAATACATCATATACATATCTTCCAGGTTTTATACCTGAGGTCGTGGTATCTGTCATTGACATTGTTATCTTACCATCAGCAGCACTGGTAATACCAACGGTAAAAGTATGAGCAGTAGAACTATCTGGATGCTTTCTCATTTGAGACTGCACAGTAAATCCAGTTAGATTTGTTGGAGTACCACCAAGTTGAGTCAACTCAAAATTTTCTGAGAAATCAGAATGAGCACTTATTGTTAAATTTCTGACGTAGACGGACATCAGTATAACTCTTTATTGAGTATTTATCAAGGGCTTGACATAAACCCTAATGATGAATAGACTAGGTTTGTCCCGGTTAAAGATAAATAATAGCTCATATAATACATTAGTATGAGTTATGAAAACCCCTGGGTTTTTGAAGGTAGAACTTTTCTATCTGAGGATATTAACGATCTGTACGGTTTTGTCTACAGGATTACTAATTTACAATCAGGTAAACAGTACATCGGTAGAAAATACTTTTGGTCCTTTAGAAAACCACCAGGAAAAAAGCGGAAGGTAAAGCAAGAATCAGATTGGCAAAAGTATTATGGTTCTTGTCCAGAGTTAAAGGAGGATATAAAAAAGTATGGCAAAGAGATCTTCAGTAGAGAAATACTGAGTCTGCACGAAACAAAAGGAACTTGTAACTTTGAAGAAACAAAACAATTGTTTCTCAACAATGTACTGTCAGAAGCACTTGACGACGGGACTCCCGCGTATTATAATAGTAATATTCTAGGTCGCTATATGCGTAAAGACTATGGTAACTTTACAAGAGAACCTATACAAGATACATGATTTTGTAGTTGATAGGATTCATACTCTTTGTGAGAGTAACATAGATGATGCCTATGCAGTTCATTGTGAATTTAAGGAATGGATGGACCCAGAAACTAAATTTACAGATGTAATTTCACTAGAATACATAGGAGATGACGATGGAGGAAACATCTAAGGTTTTCAAACGTAAGATTCTTGATAGAATCAAATACCTTACCAATCATGGTAAGCATCTCGAAGCATCTGCTCTTTATAATAAGTATTTTAAATGATCAAAACTATCTTCGCTATGCTCGCAGCAGTTTCTCTGGGAACTCCTGCCTTTGCTGATCCAATCAAAGACAATGAGTTCTTCACCCCTCATGCTCAGGGTTGCATGTTACTGAGAGAATGTACCGATCATGTTCAAGAACTTAAAACAGTTTCTGACCTCAACAAACACGAGGAACTGGCTGATATTGATTATAGTCTTGTTGCTGATGAGTTTAACTCTCTCGTCCGATCACTTAATGCGGTCGGAACTAAGGTTTTTCTAGCAGATATGCGATACTTCCCTATCGGGCATCGTGGGGTTTATCATACTGTGAGTAATAACTTCTTTCTGAATGTTGCTCATATGCGTCGTCCTGGAACTATGATTTCAGTAATGCGTCATGAAGGTTGGCACGCTGCTCAAGACTGCATGGCAGGTAGCATCAAGAATAACTTCATTGCTATCATCAAACCTGAGAAAGAAGTTCCTCGTATGTATGTGTCGATTGCCAAGAGTGCTTATAAGTCAACACCAGAAGCAATTCCTTGGGAGAAAGAAGCATACTGGGCAGGTCACACTGAAGGTATGACTGCTAAAGCACTTGAGTCTTGTGCCGCTGGAACAATGTGGACAGATTATGATCCAACTCCAATGACCCGTGAATGGTTAGTTGAAAATGGATTCCTTGCTAAATAATATCATTCGCTGCAGATAGCGAACAAAAACCACCCAAGGCAAACCCTCTGATTTAATCTCTTCAGTCTT